GTCCATAATCACATCCTTCTCTTTCTCAAGCATATTCTCTGCATATAAAATACAGATGTTGTAAGCGTCTTTCTCCGCTCCTAATGCTCTGTCTCTGTTGTAAGACATTTGTTTAATCAATTCTTGCATTGGTGTTTTCATTTCTCTTTTGTGTTAAAGAATTCAGATAAGTTATCATATAAAGATATAATTTCATTATCAGTTAGTTCGCTAACTTGCTGCATTAACGAAGCTCTTAACATCTCTGTTTCTTTATCTTTATCACTCATCTCTCTTTGGTGTTAAAGGTTTCGTAAGGTTACAGCCTTACTTTATACAATCTTTTGTCAGGTCAGTCCCCACAGCAATACACCTCACAACTATCCAAGTAGCTGTTGTCGGGGTTGCCTTTGGTTAGTGTACCAGTTTGGTACGCATCTCGTTTTGGTGCTGGCATATTGCTAAGTGCATATAATGCACATGCCAGTAGGAGTATAAAAATCCAGTCTTCTATTCTTTTACGGTCCATCCTTTACGTCGTTTAATTTTACGCTTGTACCTCAGCTTATGAGTGATACCAGCCATGCCTTTTGAGGTATGTGCAAGGTAATTCTTTTTGTTTAAGGGCTGGGTAGAAGCGCTAATTTGATCCAGTAATTCTTGCTCAGTCATAAAATTTGTGTATCTTAACATTAAATTAACATTGCACATTATGAAAAAGATAGTAGTTCTATTGGCTTTTTTATTGGGATCTTGTGCAACTGCAGACTATACAGTTGTACATGAGAACGTACAAGAATGCTGTGACATCACAGCTGTACATCATCACATATCATTCTGCGAGTAGTACTCGCTGAGATCTAAAAAGTGTTTGGTAGCTTGTTCTTCTATACTCGTCATTACAAATGCATCGAGGCAGTCGACTATTGCGAGTATGTCAATACCTTCATACATCACAGAATCTAGAAATATAGTTACATCTCCGTCGTCTTGAAAACCACGGTAACTAATATCAATAGATATGCTGTCACATAATTCGTATGTAAAGGTATGTCGCATACCCAAATGTAATAAAAAGTAAAGAGGGAGCCAAAAGCTCCCTCTACCTACCACACTATTGGATTCTGATATGTCGACTCCAAAAAGTTATTGCACTGTGTAAAGTGCTTACATCCAAAGAAACCTTTATGTGCTGAGAAAGGTGATGGATGTGTTGCCTTTAGAACTAGATGCTTGTTATGATCTATCATTCCTTCAAACTCTTGAGCATGTCTACCCCACAACATAAAGACCATAGGTCTGTGTGTACTATTAGGACGCGCTAATAAATGTTTTAGGGTAGCCTTAGTAAACTGTTGCCAACCTAGCTTAGAGTGCGATGCTGCGTGTCCCTTCTCTACAGTCAACACTGTATTGATTAAGAATACACCTTGCTTTGCCCAGTGCTCTAGGTTTGTTTCAGGATTTAGATAGAAGCCACCTGCATAGTCTTGCTCTACTTCTTTCAATATGTTCTTCAATGAGGGTGGTACCTTAGACTGTTCTTTCTTTATAGAGAAAGCTAAGCCGTGAGCACTACCGTCATGATATGGATCTTGACCAATGATAACAACTCGTACATCATTATAAGGCGTAAGTCTATACGCATTAAAGATCTCGTCGTTCTCAGGGTATACAATGGTACGCTTACGAAGGTTTGCTACCTTCTTACCAAGTTCTTGCATGTAAGCATTCTTAAACTCGGAATACAATACTGTGTACCATTCATATCCTAGAAGATCCATACGCTTCTGGTCCATACTATTCTTACATACAATGTCCCAATGCTTACAACGTAAGAATATCTTTTGCATATATCCTTTGTTGTTCGTCTTGTAGTTTGCATAGAAAGAATTCCGTTCGATATTGTAGGCGTCAGTTGTATACGTTGCAAAGTCTGTTTCGTATATCACCTTGTCTACATAGATGACGAGCGCTTTGAGGATAGTCCAGCTATAAGTATTACGGTGTTTGTTTTCTTCTTTTTCTTTCTTATAAAGAATAAGTTCTTCATCTACCGTACGTATAGTACCTACTAACCTAGAGCGTTGATCGTCGCCTGGTTCTATCAGGAAGATGTTTAGATCATCTCCTGTCTTTTTCCCATATATTTTAGCACCGTAGGGATCGGTGACGGGGTTAACTAGATGTCCGGTTAGGTCTTCTAGTTGTTCTTTAGCCGTCATAATACTTCTTTAAAATGTACTGTTCAAACTCTTCTTTAGTTCCTTCCCAATAAGGTCGGGAGTAGAGTGTGCCCTTAATCTTACAGGACACACCCTTTCCCTGGGCTAGAATTTCGTTATGTTTCTTAGTCGCTTTCTTAGCGAGCCTTTTGGTTTTCTCGATTGTTTCTAATCGTTCTACTCTACTGATCATCAGTTAAGGTTAAGATAAATTGTGTTGGATCTTGAATGTCTTCCATATCATCTACCCAGTTACCACTGGTAGTATGAAAATCAATACGACTTATAAGACTGTCAATCTCTTCGTTACCTTTAGCAATGTAATTGTCTGAAGGGTCTATCTTAAATACTCTACACAAATGAGGTTCGGTAGTCATCACCGCTACAATGTAACAAGCTCCACATGTATACTCAGGACCTAACAAAGATTGTATAGCACGTATATAGAATGCTAACTGTCTATAGGTTCTGTAGTATTCAAAAGCAGATGCATACTTCGAGATGTGTTTAGAAGTAGTTTTAAGATCTACAAGGGTAAACGTCTTAGCCTCACGGTTAACACCAAATCTATCGATCTTGCTGCGGCACTTAACTGTACGTTCTGTACCTGGTACAGGCATATCAAAGTACACTTCTTTCTCGGCTACCCATTCGTAGTGTTCGTTGCTTTTAGAATCAAGCAAGTCACGGGCTATACGATTACGGTTGAGAGAGGTTGTACATTGATACAAAGTATTAAGTGTACTGTGATCTACGAGCTGCTTACCTTCGTTAGAAAGTAGGGCGTCGTAGTATTCAGTACCGCTAGCAATAACTTTGCTTACAACTGTATCATCCTTCCACTTTCCGCCATACTCTGCATTACCTGCTGCAGTTAGTATCTCTTCTCTGAGGTAGGATAGATCTTCTCCGTTACTATGTTGAATTACTTCATCAATAATAGTACGGATAGTGTCGGACGGCATATCAATAGACAAAGCATTGAACTGTTCAGGCTCAAGTTTGTATTGATGAATCAGAGTACCAAGCTCAAGAGCTCTACTCTGAATGTCTTCTAGGTCACCATTAAGGTACTTGTAGTACTTCTGTGCCGATCCTTCTTGTTCTGGATTAATGAGAGACAGGGAGCTGTTGCTTATATCTCTACTCTTATAATACTCCATTAAAATTCTAATAGTTTTCTACGTCGCTCGTACTTACGAATAAGCTGAGCGCAACATTGTACTTTAAGGTCCCACTGCGGTGATTCACCACGAGTAGATTCGATGCTGGTGTTTACAATGTCCCACCGTAAGGTGTTTATGTAACTCTCAACGAATCTTTTGTGAGCTCTCTTTCTTTTTGCTGCTTGAATTAAATTTAAGATTGTCATCTGGGATTTCTCTTTTGAGGATTTCTTCACGCCAATCGTCCCAGTAGATAAAGGTTTGTTTTTTCATAGCTTGAATATACTATATAACATAGCTAATGTCCAAGGATATTTCAACTTCATGTTGTTCGTCTAACTCTATGTTTCTATTGTTTATAGTAGACACTACTTTGGTCCTTGCTTTAGCCAATGCTCTATCTGCTGGATCTTCTTTGTGAGTAGATACTGTCACTTCTCCTTGATAGTATCCGATGTAATCAGGATGCTTTACCTTATAGTTATACACCCATACCTTGTTTGTCTTACTCATTACCAGGTCATTAGATATGCAATGAGTGTAAGCTTTACACGGACTTTGAACTTCTTTAAAGGGGGAAGTGCTTTGAACTGTTCTGTTTGATAGAAATCTTCTGGTTCCATAATTTACTTTAAGTTATATAGGGGAGCCGAAACTCCCCTATAACTAACCAACAACTAACCAACTAACACGAGTCGATCTTTAATTAAACTCTTACGCTCGATGAGCTCATCTTGCGTAATATCCATACCTGAGATGTTGTCTAAACCTTCGTACTCTTCTAAGAGCTTGTTAAGTTTAGCCTCTTCGATACTTGTATAGTCTTCTTCGAAGTAACGAGTATCAACCTCACGGATGCTACCATCATCGTTTAACTTACAGATAGCATAAGGAAGGTATTCACAGGTACGCATCTTCTCGAAGTCATAGTCGTAAGGTACGGCTACAACATTCATAGGAGACACGAGACAAGCTAAGATATAATTTGTTTTGGAATTACCACCAAAACCTGCAACATATCCTGGAGCGCCCACATGTAACCCTGAAGAACACGTATTGCTTGGATCATTATCACAATCCTCACGAGGCATAGACACTGCATCACCCAACATAATAGTAGACTTGCGAGTATGCCAGTCTGTAAATGTAGGTGTGTTGTAATCCATACCTGCTACAATAGAAGTGTACAGGTCTTGAAGAGTACCCTCATGTACAGCAACTACTGGAGCATCTACACGTTTGTAGTAACGATCTTCATCTTCGTCATACTTCCATGTATCTACTATAGGGTCGCTGTTAACCGCAGCTTTTACAAAGTCTGCAGTTGGTACACGTTCCCAATTACCTTCATCTTCATCAGACAAAGACGTTAGGAACTCCTCCTCTGTTTTGTACGTCTCGTCGTCACCATAAGTAACAAACACAATTTCGTCTTCTACTTTGTAGACATGAGAATTAGAAACATCTTGACCAGAAGCTTTTCTGTAGATGTACTCACTCGCTACAGCAAGGGCTAAGTCTTTATCAGACTCGCCCTTCCATGCTACAGACTTGTAGGCAATAAAATAACCTTTGTCTGTGATTGGGAATGAGAAACGCTCAGCAAACTGGAACAAGCTTTGACGCACATGCTTATCTGGATTAAGCATAAGCAGCTTCCAGAAGTTAACCAAAGGCTCAGTAGACAGACCAAGGTCTACATACTCTTTGATCTTAAGCATCAATCCTGTAGGGATTGGTTCTGAGTAATTTCCAAGATAGAAATTACCATCGTTATCACGCGTAAGACCTGCAATGTCTTTCATGCGATAGTTTGGATCTGTCATGTCAAGCAGCTCATCATAAGCTGCTGCATCTTTTGCTAATGCTTGACTGCGTAGCTCCGCAATCTTAGCAAACAGATCTTTTGATTCATCTTCGTCGGCACAAACGAACTGTTTAGTAGCACCGTCGATGTTTAGCGTGACGTTTAGTCCGCTACGTAAGGCAAAAATTCTAGCCATAACACTTGAGTTTAGAATTAAAGTTAATTAAGTTAATGTAATGTTCAACTGCTGTACGCTCTTCATCATTTATTCGTTCAGGATGTACACCTACGAGTTCATGAATCGGATGAGCATTCTTCCAATCAATAAGATAGTTGTTAAATTCCAAGACGCTTATCTGGTTTCCATTTGGCAATGTAATATACTCATTCTCAGGGTTATATACAAATTTAAATACCTTTTGGAAACGATTAAGAACTAAGCCTGGGACCATTCTACGACGATTAGACACCGTACGTATATCACTATCAGCAACAGTTAACATAGAAGGAATGTCCATAATGTTGTGATAGTTGTAGATACGAGAAATCTTACTGTAAAATTGCGATACAAAATTATTGACATCTATAGCGTTATGATGTCCTTTAAAGTACTTCTTACGCTGTTCTGAAATCATAATAAATCTAACATCATGCAACCTCTTCTGGTAATAATCACTGTTAATCGCTCTATTCGGGGAACCATAGTAAAGCAGATTAAACGATTCCATAAGCTGTTCACGTTGTTTACTATTACCGTATACAATCATCTTATGCTTCTTCAAGATCTTAGACACTTTGTTTTGCTTTTGTTCAAACAAAGTATCTTCATCATGATTTAGGTATACCTCTTTGTACGGTATTACTTCCGCACTACGAGCAATTTTACCACGCTTACGAGAAGCTTTGTACTGTGCTATCCAAGCTTCAGGAATAACAAGATCATCGTAACTTTCAGTATGCTTGACAACTTGAGTAATCATTTCTTTGAAATACAAGTCAGCATTCTGATAATTCAGAGTACCTCCTGGCGTCTTATAGAACTCTGCTATGTCATGCTTGTATGAATCACGAAGCTTAACTGCTACAAAGCGACCGTAAGTCTCTTGTATGTAAGCATCTTTCATAGAACTCATACGATCACGAACTCTAAAGATCTTAGTACCCATCATATGACGACCAGGCGCACCATACCTTGTACTAGGATCAAACAGAAGTCTACATAAAGGCTGACCTTTAAGCATACGAGGGGCTCCCTTATCTGTAAATCCTAAAGACTTGTGTACACTGATAAAGAATAGAGGACTAGTAGGCATTTTACCTAAAAACTCTAGCGGCTCATAAACCACATTGTTAGATTCAAAGAAGTAACTTGACTGTAGAATACACTCATCGTTAACACGAACATTACCACTATTCTCACGACTGATTTTGTAGTAAGTGTTGAGATCTGAAGTACGATTGTTCTTCTCTTGCAAAGCTTTTGCTTCTAGTCTAAAGGCTTTTACCTTTTCTTGAATAGCTTTACGAGTCTTAGTATTGTACTCAACAGACTCACGGTTCATAGTCACACTAATCTCTCCTACATCAAAGTATAGAGCAAAGTTACCAGCTTGTTGATGGTAATAGATATCATCAAGTCCAGCAGCTTTCCAATCTAATGGGTAGCCCACTTTACCAATACATAGTTGTACCTGGTTGTTAGCAGTACCATTAGTAGTATGAATCCAATGCTTACCTCTGAAGATCTTGTAGTCGTTATTGATATCTTCATCTGGTATCTTGTAGGTGATGTTATCAAAGTAACGTAGCTGATCTTTTACAGCAGACACAAAGTAGTTGTAGTCTTGCTGGTTTGCAATAGGAATAATTACTTGCGTACCATTAATTTTATCCGTTGTTGTCTGATCAAACAAACTGATAATAGGTACCTGCTCGCCTTTATGAATAACATAGTTGTATTCAACGCCGTCTACACGAGTAATAACGTTGAAGCTATCTGCATAGGCAAGAGGAGACTTAGCACCAATACCGAAACCACCTATCTGATCATTGGTGTTACGCTTTGTAGATGCAAAGTATTTAGAGTAAATATTCTTAATGCGGTCAGGAGAAAGACCAGGACCAAAGTCTTGGAAGATAATCTTACCCTCGTCAAATCCAGGCGCTACCATTCGTATCTGCACATCAAGACCTTGGTTAACTTCTTCATGCGCGTCAAAGCAATTAGAAGTAATCTCTCGCACAATACTACCGAACTTGTCAGAGTATAATGCGTCTGAGAATCCTTTGAACAATACGCCAAGGGACTCAGTGTCAATTGAGAATTCAGTATCAACTGCTTCTCCAAGTGTTTCCACTTCGTTCTGGGAAAACTGATTTAGTTTCATTTGTTGTTGTAGTTAAATTCAGGTTCTGCACTAGGTATCTCGAGATCTAAATGGGTTGAACACCAGGTTATTATAGTCTCTACATATCTAGCAAACTCATCTGTAGAAAGCTCAGTAGTAGATACAGAGGTTGCACCTAGCACTTCGCCAGTATCAGGATTGACAATATCTTTACGGCTGAAGTTTTCTTTCAGGTATAGATGGACATCCTCACGAGTAAGAGTAGCAGGAAGCTCACCCTCTCGTAGGTCTTCTCGGACATAGCCGAGCTCATTCAAACGCTCACGTATTAGATAAACGACCACACCCCAGTAGTATCTGTTCTGTGGATTGCTTCTCTTGTTAAGCTTTTTGACTGTGATTTGTACGTCTTTACCCTCGTACTTAGGGAGTTCGTCTTGAAAATAGACGGCATCTATCGGAACTATCTTACCATTCCGAACTGTTGCTGTGAAGTTCATTATACAACGGATTTTCTGTGATCACATCACGATCGTCCTTGTATATTAGAAACACTAACTTACGGTCTTCCTCGTCTTCGACAGGAAAGAACTCAGGTGCTGCTGCTGCCGTGACATACATCACGTTATCTTCTGCAAGCACACCTTGATCAACAAGAACATCTTGCATGCACTTGTTATATATCCATAAGTTATCTAGGTCCCAGTTACCAGCACCAACTACATCATGCAGCTGAAGTCTGATCTGTACGGGATACTCATTGATAGATTCGATGCCAGTAACAAACGGTTTTAGAAAAGATTTGATCTCGTTCACAACCTTACTACGGATGTGAGGTGAGTCTGTTCCTTTATAGAAATCCTGACCGTTAATCTTCTTTAAGCGGGGTGTACCGACGACACGGGGATTTGCAATAACAGGATTGCCAAGCTTGTCAACAAGGATGCCTTTGTTGTTGAAGGGCAGTCCTTGATACTTCTTGGGTATCTTACTCTTTTTCGTATAGTACTTAGCTCGTCTCTTCTTAGAGAGCACTACGTGTTTAATATACTTGGGTACTGTAATTGATCTAATTAAATAATTCATTACTCTAGTTTTTGCTGCAAGTAGCGCACAAACTGTCTCATACGCATACGTTTCGCGGCTCTAATAGCACGAAACTTATCACGTTTAAAGATCTTCAAGATCTTTCTCTGTATTGATTGCACTGTTGCAAGTTTTAAGTCTTTCATTCTAAAGCTTTTTTAAATGATTCTACTAACATAATAGCATACTCTTTACCATGATTACGTACAAAGTCTGACCAGTCTTTAGCACCGTAGTCTACGCTGTTAAATCTACCGTTCGTAAGAAAGATAGGCTCTATCTGATAGCGTCTACTAATTTCTGCAGCCATCTTAATGCCGGCATAATCAAAGTCGTAGAAGGTAAACACCTTCTTAAACCGATCTTTAAGATCACTGATTATGTCTTCATCTGGATACGCTGACTCGCTTTGTGGTGCTATGGCTGGTATACCAAACTCATGCAAGCACATGACATCTTTCATGCTCTTAGTTAGTATAACAAAATCACCTGTAGCCTTTAACTGTTGATAGCCTTGCATCACATTAGTGTTGCACATAAAGCGCATCTTGTTTCTGGTAGGATAGTATATCTTATACACTCCTTCATCAAACCTATAAGCATAGGCAGGGTCGGATTCAGTATATCGGTATACCATCTTACCGTTTAACCAGACAGCTTCGCATGCATATGCACTGAAGTGTTGCAATGTTGCTTTAGAGATACCGAAAGAAGACCAATAGTCACGATCATGAGTATTGAACTTTCTTATCTTAATGCGTATCTCTGTATTACGTTGTTGTGATTGTCGTATTGTTTCGTAGTTGTATTCTACTCGAGCAACACGCGATTCACCATCACGTAAGTTAAAGTCCTTGGCAATAATTTCTAAGGCTTCATTGAAGTTACATCCATAGATGTACTCAACAACATTGAAAGCGTTACCTGCAAAGTGACCAGAGAAGTCTCTGAAGTACAGATCACCACTTGGAGCATACCGAAACCCACAGGTTGGGTTATTGTCTCGTCGTAAAGGGCTGCAAATCTTCTTATTAAATGTAATAGGAACACCTAAGTAGTGTTCCATGATTTGCTCTTGAGTCAGCTGACGCAAGATGTACTCTTTAGTTAGAGGTTCTTGTAGCTCGTACATAATTAATAAATAAAAAAGACGGGGAGAGTCCTTATTACAAGGATTAATTAATAATACTTGTCTCTCCCCGTTCTTTGTTTACCAAGCAGGCTCGTCTGTTGTGGTTGCAGTGGCTGTATCTGCAGTACCCCAATCAGTTGATGCCTCTTCCGTTGGTGTCATTCTCTCTACACGCTCCCATTTAGGGTCAATCGCGAGTTTGTTAGGCTCATTCATGGGCTGAATGAATGGCTTAATAGCGCGCATCGGGAATGTAAGGTAATCTTTCTTATTCAAAATCACTTTGATTCTGATAAGTTTATCAATATGATTAGTACCAAGGGCAGTAACCAACGCATTGCTAAATGTAGCAAAACTATCTGTCTTACCAACAGACTTAATTAGTACTTCACGTGGTACAAACACAGTCAAGATATGGAAGATGCGCTCAGACTGAGCAACATAGCGGCTCTTCAAATGCTCTTCAGGGTCTTTACCCCACTGACGTGCATTGTTGCGCTCACGATCTTCATCGATTGCCCACTCGACATGACTGAACTTAGATCCGTCTTGCGATTCGAAGTTGAATCGTAACACAAGATCACCTGTTCCGTCTGACTTAGCAGGTTCGTAAACAACGTTTACCAATTTTACATTCTCGTTAATACCAGGAGCCATCACTTTAGCCCCTGAACTTTGGCTAGTACTTTCGTCAAAACCGTAACTCATAGTTCTCTTTTTTCTAAGGTTTGTAAAGATAGTTAATCAACATAAATTTTATCCCACTGGAAATCGATAACATTTCCACGAAGATGTTCGCAACGTGATCCTGCTTCTATTTCAGAAGAAGCTTCAAAAGTAACTTTTAAATTACCTTCTTCATCACGATATACGAAACCAATAGCATCGCTGTCAGCCATCACTAAGTTCTTTAGCTTACCTGACAAGTCTAATGATGAGGTGTTTACCTCAACACTATCAGATCCGATTAGAGTTTTCTTTCTGTGACCAATGAGGATGACTTGCGGAGCCAGCATCTTCAGTCTGTTAATCAGAGTGATCACTCTATCTCTTACTTGGGCATAACCGCCACCATAAGGGATGTCACCAATCTGTTTTACTTTGTTCTCTGTACAGATGGCATGCTCAATCCAGAACACGACATTGTCAAGAGTATCCAAAGCGATGTACTCATACTTGTGATCACTGTCACGGACAGCTTTCATCACATTCATGAGCTCGTTTAAACTGTTGACTTGCACCTTCATAGCACTAACAAAGTCAGTACCTTTCTCAGTGTCAAGTATCAAGCAGTTATCCAACGAAGCAAGAGTTGTCGTCTTGCCTACCTTACTCTGACCAAACAGGGTCAAGAGTTTAGGACTGCGCCGTACCGGAGCAGAACGCGTAGTGGGTAATTCCATACACTTGTTTTACTTTACTGATTACTATTATTCCGAATACCCGTAACCCAGGGTCTGGGGTTTCTCGTAGTCCCACTCATCAAACTTACCGTTGACGAGGTTGTTTCTCAAGAGTGTTAAACCTTGCTCACCCTTACGATTCTTCAGTACATGAAGAGCCACAAGGTTGTTCGTAGGTATATCCTTCTTACCATAATACTCAAGGTGTAAGAGAGAAGGCTGATGTATTACCATCGCAACATCTACCGCATGGTATATCTGTTTAGAACCATGGATGTCTGTCTTGGTAGGGTAATGCAGAGAAGGATTAGTAGGATCTAATCGCTTCTCACTTTCTATCTTATCATTGAGCTGTCCCAGTAGTATGTTCATAGTATTGAATTCTTTACGAATCTCAATGAACAGCTTACCAAGCCCGGCGAGTGTTTGTATTTCGTTCTCACCTACCTCTGGTTGTACCAGCAAGGTATGGTCTAGAGTAACGATCAACTCATCGTCGGGAAACTTTGCTTTGAAGTCCTTGATTGTTTGATAAATCTTATACCTAGTAGTAGGCTGCTCTACAAAGTAGATAGGCTGCTCACGCATACTCTCTATCTTACTTTGGAAGAACTCATACTGCTGAGGTGTAAGCTTATCATAAGCACTAAGCAAGTTTGCATATGATATGTCAGTCATGGATGATGCACGACGAAGTATCTCGTCTGCTGCGCTCATCTCAAAACCGAAGTGTAGAATCTTGAACGACTTATTAAAGTTCAAGTTCAACTGGGGATCTAAGAAGTCTTGAATCAACATGTTCAGGAAATAGGATTTACCATGACCCGATGCACCTGCTAACAAATAGTTGTTACCAAAGCGCATACCGCCAAGCATAAGCCTGTTGTAGCCTGACCACCTCGTCTTCAAAGCCATATTAAGATCACTCATACCATCTTGTACAAGTTGATTGGCTTCTTTTAAGACACGATCGAGTGGTTTAATTACTACTCTAGAAAATGGTTTCGCCTGGGAGTTCACGGTTTCCTGATTCTTTACGTTGTTGCATTTCTTCTTCTATAGTTTCCCACTGTTTAGAGTCAAACCATTTGCGTATACCCATATTTACAAGCTTATTCTTGACAGCGTAGTTTAAGCACTCCATTATTCTTTTGTGCTTATCGACACGCATGTCAATCTCTTTGTTGTAATCTTCAAAGAACTTGTCTTTGTCGGTATTACGGGCAGCAAATCGTTTGCCTTCAATGTACAGCATTCTCGGATATCCATCCCAGAATTCAGTAGCAGCTATCTCTTCATCTTCGTAGTACAGACCTGTAATAAACTTGTCTGTACAGATGAAGGAGTCCAGATAGTAATCGTCCTTCTCATTAAGGTTGATCACTAACCCTTTCTCAACAAGGCTATCGATATCCTCAGGTTTAAAACCACTGCCTTCTGTTACATACTTATACAAAGGTGCATAGTCTTGTTTATGCACGATGGTAAGAAACAGTAACTGGTTGGCATTGATCTCAAACTTAATGAGCATATCAATAAACTTCTTCACGTTGTCAATCATAAAGCTTGTGTAAGTTTAGTTTGTAGTTGTGTTCTTCAGCTTTTAAATCTATGTATAGATCATATAAGCATGCTTCAATTTCACTGTCACTAAACTTCCCCTTAAGCTTTGATTGAATCGTTTCACTTGTGTCCGAAAAGGTTATAGCGCCCTGTGCTAGCAGGATCACTATCTCCATTTGTAGGTATTTCTCTCTGTGAGAGATGCGCTTTGATTTGTTCAATGCTATCGACATGAATAATGTTTGTAGATTTCTTCTGTCTCGCACGTAACCAACGCTCATCTTGAGTATCCTTTATATATACATTAATAATTACTGCAGTCTTTCCCTCCTGATAACGAATAGCACGACCGGTGCGTTGTAAGTCTTGACGCGTAGAGGATGTACCCGAACTAATAATAGCCAGGTCAATACCTTTAACATCAAAGCCTTCGTCAAGTGCACGTGCTGTATGGATTACATGCACATCACTTCTATCGTCATTAAAGAGTTCAAGATTGCGAGTCTTAATACCTTTCGGCATCTTGGAATGGTAGTCTACAGAGTACTGAGGCATCGCTGCATTCAGTTCTTTTGCAAAGTCTACCCCTTCAGAGAATGTAATAGCTTTCTTATCACTAAACTCCTCAAGAATATCCAAGACTGTTTGCTTCTTG